TATAATACAGGTTTAGATGAAATACTTCAAGTAGGAAAACAACTTGATACTGATGGTGAAACATTAGTTAAATCTAGATTTGTTGTTAAATTTGATATGTCTGAAATAACAGACACATTAACAAAATATTCTGCAGATTTAGATTCTTGTAAATTCGTATTACAATTATATACAACCCACGCAAAAAATTTACCAGCTGAATATACATTAGATGCTAAGTTAATGGGACAACCATGGACTAATGGTACTGGATTTGAAAATGATAATACTGCTACAACAGACGGTATATCATGGGCTGAGCCATATGCTTCTTGGTCGTTTTCTCCTGTTAGTGGATCGATGATTGTAAGTGGTTCTGTTTGGACTGACACAATATCTGGATCTGATTGGATATCTACATATCAAATTATATCTTCTTCTGTATCTGCGTCTGTTACAACAAATTATTCAAGCTCTGTTAATATTGGAGCTCCGAGCTTATTTATATCAGGATCAGGATCAGGAGGTAGTTGGTTGTATCAATCAGGTAGTGGGGTATTCGATACATCTTCCTTTGATTCTTCATATTTTTATCAACCTGGTCTAGACACCAATGAAGAATTTAGTTTACGGCCTACTGATATTAATATGGATGTTACTGGAGCTGTTAAAACTTGGATATCTGGTAGTGGTGGTGTTGATGTTGCAAATAATGGATTTTTAGTTAAGTTTTCTGAAGCAGATGAAGCTGACTCTACTAAAAAAGGAATTATAAGATTTTTTAGTCGCGAAACCCATACTATATATGTTCCTAGATTAACTATGTACTGGGATAATAGCACTTTTACAACAGGATCGTTGTCGTCGGTAGATCTAGATTCATATTTAACTTACAGCAAAACAAAACCAACATATAAGGACACGGAGATAACTAAAATAAGAATTTACGCTCGTGATAAATATCCTCAAAAATCTCCAACAAATTTATTTCCTAACCAAACAGTTAAACATTTACCTACTACTACATATTATGCAATTCGGGATGCTGCAACAGATGAATACATAATTCCGTTTGATAATATTTATAATAAAGTAAGTTGTGATAGCACTAGTAATTTCATTTATGTAGACATGAATAGTTTTATGCCAGAAAGATATTATCGCATAGAATTAAAAATTGTAGATGGATTTACAGAAGAATATATCGACGACCAAATTTATTTTAAAGTAGTTAGATAATGGCAAGAAATCCAAAATTTAGTAGACCTCTTTTTGACCCCATAGAATTAGATCATGATGTTAAGTATGATGAACAAGGTATTACTCGTTTATCTAATATTGATTCTGTAGTAGAACGTGATGATGCAGGTAATGTAGTGTTTCGAGAAGATCAAGAAAACCAGTTATTATCAATAGAAACAATATATAAAAAAATATTAAACAGTTCAGTAATAAAAGTTTTAGACACGCAGTTTAATTATTTTAAATTTCCGGTACGTGTTAATGAGACAGAAGTAGATATAAATTTAGATGTAGATTTAGAAATAGAAGGTCCTGCAGGAATTGATAATATTTCTACAAGATTAACTATACCAATACCTTTGGATTCTAATAGTCAACCTCAAAACACAAGAAAGATTAATACTTCAGAAGTAACTGATTGGTTTTATAGTGGCGCACAGAATAGTAGTGGATATAAAGAATTACCATTTAGTGGAGGAACACAAACTATTGCTAATGCGTATACTATTACTAAAGAAACTTTGAGTTTTTTGCGTGAACAAAATAAAACACTAAGATTTAAGTTTGCTACTCAATATAGATCTACTGTAACAAATCAACGAGTCAGTATTAATACTAGATTAACAAGACAAAATATTACAACATATAGGCCAATTAGTTTAATTTTTAACAAAAATCAAAATGCATCAGGAGGACTTGCAACAGATACCAATCCACTTAGTTACAATGTAAATAGTAGTGATAACGATTATCCATATTTATCTGCAACATATTTTGTTGATATAAATGAAGCTCAAGCAGATGATACTTATAAATTAAGTGCAGTGGCATCAGCGGCGTCTGTTGTGTTATCTGAAAATTGTTATTGGGATATTGATGTTGTTGATATACCTCCAGCACAAGATGAACTTTATAAAAATATATACAGAATTAGCCAGAATACTACAGTTTTAGAAGTAGAGAATGGTGCAGAGGTTATTAAATTATATAGAAATGAAACTAATAAAGAAGGTGATACCCAAATAGCTACAGTAGTATAATGTTAAAACAATATTCAAATATAGATCAAATTAAATCGGCTGCTAAGTCTATTGCTGCTCAGAGATTACCACAATCTAAACAACAGTTTTTTTCTGTAGATAAAACAAGTAATACATATGAGCCAAATACTGATATTGTTACTGATAATACAAATAATCGAATTGAATTTCATGTATATTCAGATGAATCTTGGGTAACGGGTAATCATAAAATATCTTTTCAAAATAATAATAAACAGTTTATAGATAAAAATACCAATCGTACGATACGAACTTCTCGAGCTATTCGAATAGATCTTTATCAAGAATTACAAAATTTACAACTTACGTCTGGTACATTTCGCATAGTTTTAAATTTCTTTAGAAACTTAATTGGTGGTTATGAACAACAACATTTAAGAATTGATGAAATTTCTCCAGATAGAAAAGAAATACGATTACGAGCGATTGATGCGGAAGATTCTGAATTTGTATTACAAGCAGCTAATTATGCAGAAACTGTTAATCAAACTGCAGAAGACAGTTTACATAAAACGTATTTATTGAATTTTAGCAGAAATCAATGTGTGCAATATATTAATAGTGTTGTAGTTGGAGAATACGTATATGTTAAATTAGTTGATGCGTTACCTGAAGAGTTTCAGAAAGATTTTAAATGTTGGTTAGTTGAAGAACAAAAAGCTCCTTACGTAGATCGAGTAAACATTATTCCATCTCAGTTACAAAAATCATTCAATCAACTATCAAACCCTAATTGGGATGCAACTCCTACATATAATACTTCTACAGAGACAGGATTAAAAGCTTGGAATGATTTATTAGGATCATCTAAAAATACATCACAACAAATTGTAGATCATTATTTTTCTGGAAGTTTATCTGGAATGTCTTTGAATATTGATTATTCAGATTTTAATAATTTTGTATTTTATAGTTCAGCTACAGAACGATTAAAAAACTTTAGGTATAAATTAGAATTAATTGAATATTATACTGCACAAAGTGCAAGTTTAGGAAGTATATCTGGTAGTGCTGCTACTACTAATCAAGGAGATTATGAGTCTTTAAGATCTAATTTAATAGGAGGATTTGACAATTTTGAAAGATATCTTTATTATGAATCATCTTCAAGATTAACAACACATGATATTCCAATTATAGATGCAACGGTACCGCAAGTTACAGGAAGTTATATACAACCAGTTCCAAAACAAAACTCTAACGTACCTTATATATTATATTCAATTACTTCAAGTCAATTTACAGATTGGTATAATCCTGTATATGAAAGTGCTTCACTTTATGATAATTTAAACAATAATTCTTTAGCATTAACAATTCCTGATTATCTTCGCTTAGATTCAAAATATGATGCAATAACTACATTTGTATACATGTTAGGTCAACATTTTGATATACTTTACACGTATATTTCAAACATGACACGAATCAATCAACGTGAAGAAAATATTAAAAAGTCAATGCCAAATGAATTACTTTATAATGTAGCTAATCAATTTGGGTGGACTTTAACAAATGGTAATCAGTATAAAGAATTATGGGAATATGCACTTGGAGTTTCAGAAACAGGTACTCCGTTAACCGGGTCAAATTCAGTAACTAATTCTTCGACATCTGGACAAGATATGACGTATACAGTTTGGCGTCGAATTATAAATAATTTACCATTATTATTAAAATCAAAAGGAACGAAACGAAGTGTAAGAGCGTTGTTAGCTTGTTATGGAGTTCCTGAATCGTTTATTTCTATTAATGAATATGGCGGACCTAGAATTGAAAGAGCTCCAGTATATGAAAAATTAAATTTTGATTATGCTCTAGATTTAATTAATAACACTGCAGGAACAGTAACTGTTAATTATGATCAACCTATAGAAGCAGTTGAACTTCGTTTCCGTACGGATGATGTTATAGCTAATCCATTAGTGCCTAGCACCATGAATTTATTTACAATTGGTACTAACACAGTAACATTGGATTATAGTTCTGGTACTTTAGGTACTGTGCAAATTAATGGTACAGATAGTGGTACTATAGAATTATTTGATGGTGGGTGGTTAACTGCATTATTAAGAAAAGATGGTACCGATTTAGAAGTTGTTGTAAAAAAATCTAAATACGGGAAAATTGTTGCAGCCGTATCTGCATCAGATGCTGTTTCATTTGCTAGCTCAGGAACATTGACATTAGGTGGCACTACTGGTGGTAGCCGGCTTTTAGGTCAACTTCAAGAATTAAGATTATGGACTAG